GGGCAAGGTGAATACGCTCCAGACTCCAAGACAGGGAAGGCTGAGGGAGGATCAAGCGCGATCACTCACCATGACAGCGACAACCCATATAGCTAGACTCATCAAACGGTAGACCGCCGGAAGTTGATTGAGAAACAAACGGGATTAAACCCTTTATTTTTTAATTTACTTAAATGGAGGTCTACCATGCCAGGTGGATTCAAACATGCCAATACGGACTCCCAAGGGGACGTAACCGGCAAGCAAAAAACTTTCTCTGTTCTAGCTGCGACCGCTGAGGTAATTGTGCCTGGTGATTTAGTTCGCATAGCTGGAACTGCAAATGCTCAGGGCGTGGCTAATGTCGCCATTGCTCCAACTTCAACCGCCTGTACTGGTGTGGTCATGTCTATTGATCCAACCTTGGCCGGTGAAGCTTTATCGCAAACCCACCACGCTGCATCCACTCTGGGTACGCTTAAGGTCAATATCGACCCCAACGCTACTTATGAGGTTGATGTTGCTAATGGTCCCTTAGCTATCACATCTGTGGGGCTTAATTGTCCGGCGGTTGTTACTGAGGCCACAGCTTCAGGTAGTTTATTTCCATCGGTCATGACGGCTAACGCCACTGGTGTTGCCACTACTGTGACTCTCCCTCTCCACATCGTCGCTCTGAAAGAAGATGCAGCTGGCGTACTGGGTAACGTTGCAATTGTGCGACTTAATGCAACCACTGTCGCGCCAGGCGCGTTAGGTATCTAAGGAGAATTAATCATGGCTGGAACAATAGGTACAGGTTCGGTCCCACGCTTACTGCAAGAAGGCGTTTCCAAAGTTTTTGGTAATGAGCTGAAAATGCACACGCCAAAATGGGACAAAATGTTTGCTCAAAATTCATCTACTAAGAACTTCGAAGTAGATGTACAGCTTGAGGGCTTTAATCGAGCATCAAGCAAGCCGGAGGGCGATGATATTACTTTCGATTCACGTCGACAGGGATGCTCACCCAAGTATCAGCACACGACTTTCGCCAAAGGTTACATTGTGACCGAAGAGGCGTTGGAAGATGAGCTATACGGTCAGCTTAATGATGGTGCCAGGGCGCTTGCCCGGGTAATGACTATCACTAAAGAGATTGAAGGCGCGGCCATTTATAACAATGGTTTTGATGCCAACTTCACGATGGTTGATGGTGATGGGGTTGCGCTATTTAACACAGCTCACTCTAGCGGTCCAAGTGGCGGCACTTACTCCAATCGTCTAGCAACGGATGCTGATTTGTCAGAGGCAGCGTTGGAAGACATGCTTATCCAGATCCAAACCGTGCAAGATGCTCGCGGCTTACCCGCTGCATTGCAAGCTGTTCGTCTCGTGGTAGCGCCTGCTAACTCTTTTGAAGCGCAGCGGATCTTAGGGTCGACGCTTCAGAACGATACCGGCAATAACGCTACTAACGCGGTTCGTGATATGAACTCGGTTCGTGATGGGTTTATGTCCAACCCCTTCCTGACTGATGCGGATGCTTGGTTCTTAACCACTGATGCGCCAAACGGCATGAAGTATTACACTCGTCGAGCTGTTCGATTCGGACAAGACAACGCCTTTACTTCTGGTAATGCGCGGTTTAAGGCTGATGAACGTTATACATTTGGCTGGAGTGATAGCAGAGGAGCCTGGGGTACGCCTGGCTCTTAAGAAGCAGATAATATAGGGGCTTAACGGCCCCTTTCATTAAAGTACTGGCCCTTAAGGGTTGCTCAAAGGAGATTCAAATGAGTGGTACTAATTATCCAACGGGTATAGTTACCCGAAAGAAGTTTTCAGGATCAACTGCGGCTGCTGATAGTTCAAGGCTTGCGGCTTCGACCAAATTCATAAACAAAACGGCGGTTATTCGCTGTGATGCTCAGACTTCTGAGACTCAAACAGAATTCACACTACCAACCAACGCCATAGTTCAAGATGTAATGCTTAACGTTATCACTGTTGATGCTACTGAGACCGTGGACGTTGGGACAATGGGCACTTCCAATGACCCTGACGGTTATCTAGATGGCGTATCGTTGGCTACTGCTGGCTTAGTTCGTGGCTCACTAGCTGATGGCTCAGTCACTCTTGGTGCCTTGTTATTTGAAATTACAGAGGCAACTACAGCGGCGGCTCGTAACGTTGATATTACGGCAGGCGGAGATCCCATCTCTTATACGTGTTCAGCGGGCTCTGATACTGCGATTTTTGATATCATAATCGAGTATATTGAAGTTGTGGCAGAGGCTAATTAAGGGGGCAGTATGAGACCTAAACGCTTTACAGTAACTAGCGCAAATAGCCCTGTGGTGATTCCTCTGAATTACAGGGGCGGCCCTACCTCAGTTGTTTCAACACCGAATGGGTCCGGGAATTATGACGTGGCCTTTACCACAGTTGATATCCAAGACTCGACAATAACCCCTAACTGGGTTGATGGAACGGATATGAGCGCGGCAACAACCCAGCAAAGCAATCAATTCTTAAATGTAACCGCATTGAGGATCACTCTAAATTCGGGAACTAACGTAGAGATTGATTTGTCGTCTGGTGACGTGTGAAGAATCGTTATGTTCGTGGCACACATTTAGTTATTTCTGATATTTCTGGGCAAAAGTTCAAGCGTTCAGAGTGCGTTATTGATTGGCGCGGGCTGATGGTTCATAGAGCAACCGAGTTCAGCCCTAAGCATCCTCAATTAACAATCAGAGGGCGTACTGAGAGAGTTGGGGTGACGAACGGAACGCGAACCCAGAGCAGTGATCCCGCTTTGGAAGTAGCAGCATTTGACGCGAGTAATGGAATCTAATGGTAGCAATACTAACCACTACAGCAGCCGATATTGTTAATGCGGCATTGAGATTGATTGGTGAGATTGATGCTAATCAGCCGGTCCCAGCGGTGCAAACCCAAGACGGGCTAGAAGCTCTGAATTATATGGTTAAGGATTGGCAAAATCAGGGGCTGCATTTGTGGACCAAAACAGAAGGGATTTTGTTTTTGGATGCCGGTAAAAACAATTATTTATTAGGTCCAAGTGGTGATGAGGCAACAACAGCTGACGATTTTATCAATACCGAAATGTCAGTTGCTGGCGTGTCTACGAATACCACACTCAATATAGACTCATCAGCTGGTATGGCTATTGGCGATAAGATCGGCGTCTTGCTAGACAGTGGTACAAGGCAGTGGACGACCATTTCCACAATCCCTGACTCAACTAGCGTGACTATTCCTGCCTCTGGCCTAACCGGTGCGGTTGCTATCGATAACTCTGTGTTCACATTTACTAACCTTGTCGATAGACCTATTCGATTACT